TCACTGAGGAAGCTGGAGAACATGCACCAGACCCTGAAGAACCGGAAGCTGAATTCCACAAGTTCGTTCCGTCAAAGAACGAAGTTGCATACATGTTTGAGAGGCTGAACGGATTGGCTCTCATCAAGCATAAGGCTGATTGCTTGACGTTGCCTGATAAGCGTTACCGGACAATCGAATGTAAGCCTACCAAATCTCTGCTACGGTTGGCAAAGACTATCGTCGACTCGGCTCCGAATGCAATGACAGGGATGACGTTGCTCCGTGAGCTATCGGATGGAATCCAATACAGGGATGTAGATGATGGCACGAAGCCATGTAACCTCTGCCCAGATTCATGCGGCGAGATTGACGAGTGGTTCGATCCTGAAGCCTCTCACAAGTCGTATCAAGCTATCGACATGCTTGACGAGGAGTTGGTTGCCAGGTTGGAGAAACGCAAAGTCACTTGCCCAAAGTGTAAGGGTAGTGGTGAGACTAAGAAGACCAAGCGTATCACGAAGCGAGTTCCTTGTCCCAAGGAAAAGGCTTTGAAAGGTCTTCTAGGAGAATGTGAAGAGACTGGAAGGATTGTGATCTTCGCAGGGTTTACCGGTTCGGTCGACCGGTGTGTTGAAATCTGCCACAACGAAGGGTGGGCAGTTGTTCGATGCGATGGACGAGGGTTCCAAGTAACGCTCAACGATGGAACGACGATTACAGACCAGAATGCACTTGACTTCTGGGCTGACTTGGAGAACAACCCCAATGTGGCATTTGTCGCACACCCCGAGTCGGGCGGCATGTCGCTGACGTTGACTGAGGCACGGATGGCGGTCTATTGGTCGAATTCATTCAAACCTGAGTATCGGGTACAGAGTGAAGATCGAATTCACCGCAAGGGCATGGATGAGAACCTTGGGTGCGTAATTGTTGACTTGCTTCATCTACCCACGGACGAACGAGTCGTTAGTATCATTCGCGAGAACAGGAAACTCGAACTGATGACGATGGGTAAGATCACAGAAGGCATCGACTGGGATGCCGGGGAGAGTGAATCATGATTTCACGGATACGATTTTACATGACATTCGATGAGGATTGGCTTGAAGTTTTGGAGGGTTCTCTTCAGAGTGTGTTGGAAGAGGGCTTTGAAGAATACGATGAAGTCTTTAACAGTTTTGAACAATACGATAACACCGTCGTGCTCAATATGATGAGCGAACGTAATAGTGGTGAACTCGTAGAAATCATTTCTGAGATTTTCGACCAATCGTTCCAGAACTTCGGAGAAGCTGATTTCGATATCGAGATCGATCTTGACTCCCCGATTGACGACTTCGACAAATTCTAATTCTTTCATTTCATTTGGAGGTCTCTAATGAGACGACTTGTTTCTTGTGTAGCGGTGCTGATGTTGATGTCCCAATTCGCATTCGCCGCTCCCGTTACCGATCAGAAAGTCATCGACAATCTTCGCAACGTCAGCGTGACCATCAGTGTCGACGGTCGCGGTCGTGGTTCCGGCACTCTCTTCACACGGGAGGTTGAGCCCGGCGTCCACAAGAGCTATGTCTGGACTGCTGGTCACGTCGTCGATGATCTCCGTACGGAGCGTAGCGTCATCGACAAGGAAACCGGTACGAAGAGGATCATCGTCGGCTTCAAGGATTGTCAGATTTACCAAGAGACGATCCAGGATGGTCGGCGGGTCAAACAGGAATATCTCGATTGCAAGGTCATCTGCTACAGCAATTGCGAAACTGGCGACGATCAAGCTGTTCTTGAAGTGCGACTCCGGAACTATACCCGAGAGTCAGCGACGTTCTATCTCGGTGAAGAGATTCCCGGCATCGGTACTGAGTTGATTCATGTCGGAAGCCTTCTCGGTGACATCGGTTCGTGTTCGTTCACGACAGGCGTGACAAGCCAGGTTGGGCGTCTGCTTGCTCTGGACCCGAACTACGCTGAAGCTGTCTACGACCAAACGTCGGCTGTATCGTTCCCCGGCTCTTCCGGCGGCGGTGTGTTCAATCAAGAGACTGGACAATACATCGGTATGCTGACGGCTGGTATCCGCGATGCTCAAGGTTTTGCTTGGTACGTTCCGGTACGACGCCAACGTGCGTGGGCGAAGAGCGTTGGTATGGAGTGGGCGATGGACGCCACGATCCCCATGCCGAGCGAAGCCGATCTGAAGAAGATTCCTCTTGACGACGGACGATAGTCGCTAGTCAAGAGTCGAAATGCGATAGGTTTTCCACGACCCGCAGGCTAATCCCCTGCGGGTCGTCTGTGTCTCTCCCACCGAAAGAACAACCATGCCACGAATCACCAAAGAGAATGTCGCTCTTCTAAAGGCGGACATCAAAGCCGGTATCAAGCAAAAAGAACTGGCTGAGAAGTACGGTATCAGTCGATCAATGGTTAGTGAAATTGCCACCGAGCGGGCGCACAAGGATGTCCCTTGGCCAGATGGTAAGCCGGTCCCGAAGAAGGCTGGCGGGCAACGAAACAAGATCGAGGATTATGACCCGACCGACGAGAAGATTCGTCAGTTGGAAGCCGAAGTCATCCACCTGACAGAGGAACGCAATAGGGCACGCACCAAGGCTAAGGCTGGTGCGAAGATGGAAGGCATCTTCCAATCCATGACAAGTGTCTTGGAGGAACATACCATACCGATGAAGCCGCTTCCAAGGGCAAGAAGGAAGCCGACAACGAAGGGTATCATTTCCGAGCACGCAGTTCTACATCTCAGCGATGGTCACCACGATCAGATTGTGAATCCGGAGGAGTGTGGTGGACTGGAATCATACGACTTCCCAATCAGTTGCTGTCGCGCTGAGAGATTGGTTGAATCCACGATTCAATGGACTCAGGACACCCTTTCATCCAGATTTCGTTTTCCGGTGCTCAACGTACTGGCTTACGGAGACTTCACCAGTGGTGAAATCCATGGAGCCGCCAGTCGATCCTACTTCCGACGAATGATGAAGAACACGTATGCCATCGGTCAGCTTCATGCTCTGATGTATCGTGATCTCGCACCTCACTTCGACCAAGTGAACGTCGTCTACGTACCCGGCAACCATGGTCGCCGCACACCGAAGAAAGACTATCACGGTGCTCAGGACAACTGGGATTACCTCGTAGGTCTCATGGCGAAGTTGCATTGCCAAGACATCGACAACGTCTCGTTCCTGATCCCTGATGCTTGGTCGGTGAATCTCGACATCAACGGTGTGGGCTTCAATATCGCTCACGGTGACGATATTCGGTCTTCGATGGGAATTCCCTGGTACGGGCTGCAACGCCGTCAGAAGCGACTCCAAGCCCTCCAGCCGCTTCTCACCGGCACCCCAAGGGTGAAGTACTATTGTGTTGGACACTTCCATCAGAAGGGGATGGTCGGCGAGCAGGACACCGAGATCATCATGAATGGTCCGTGGCCAGCTACAGATGCCTACGCCTACAACTCATTGGCGGCGTACTCTGAACCTTTCCAATGGTTGCATGGCGTCAATCCGAAGTACGGCATCACTTGGCGGATGGACTTACGGCTGAAGGACCCTGTCCGCGAGGCAGAAGGTCCCCAGCGTTACAAGATCACCTTGGAGTAACCATGTCAGATAATCCACAAGATACGATCTTCGATAAGATGTACAATCGGATGGATGATCGGAAGACTCCGGAGAAGGTCTCCGGTCAACCGGTATCCAGAAGTTCCCGCGAGTTTCTCGAACAGTTGAGAAAGCAAGATGAACAGTCCTGAGATTTTCGTCGACCTACGTCCGCACGCCAATTGTGTTGATCTCTTTCTTCACCAAGGTGACGGATGGATGAAAGAGCCCATATTCCAAAAGGTGAAAGAGGGAGAGACTCCACCTGTAGGAATATCGCTCCCAATGGTCGAGGCTCAGGCATTGATGGATAGGTTATGGAGTGCCGGTTTACGCCCCACGGAAGGGGCTGGGAGTGCGGGTGCTCTTTCCGCTACTCAACAGCATCTTGAGGACATGCGAAAGATAGTCTTTGAGACATGTGATCCACGGCATACGGCTCGCGAGATTATAGATGCCATTCGCCGTGAAACTGTAAAGCCCGACCCAGATATGCTGCGACAGTGTTTAACACCCGCACAAGAGCGAAAGATGTTCGACCCATGATCACAACAATCGGATGGATAGGCTCACTCTTGCTGTCCTTCAGTGGGATGCCACAGGCGTTCCAATGTTGGAAGCAAGGTCATGCGCGTGGTCTATCAATCTGGACGTTGTCGATGTGGTTCACTGGTGAGGTTTGCTTTGTGATTGCCACCCTCGGTGAACTTGGTTGGGTTCCATGGTTGTTGACTAACTACCTCCTGAACCTACTCTTCATCAGTGTGATGTTGCGGTACTGGTTCTTCCCTATAGATACTTGGAGTTGACTCTGAAGATATTGTCCACTGTGTTCCAGCCCCTGGTCACAATGGATGTGTTCTTCGTTGGAAGAGCTACGAAGACCCTGTTGCATTCTAGGGGTGGTGTTCCTGACGGCGGACTGTAAATCCGTTGGCGTTTTATGTCAGGTGGTCGCCAGGTGGTTCAATTCCACCACTGCCCACCATACGGTGTAGCTCAATGGTAGAGCGGCGGACTGTTAATCCGCAGGTTGGAGGTTCGAGTCCTCCCACCGTAGCTTAGAAGCATATCCGACCGAAGGGTGTTTCACCCCTAGCGTACGGACCACCCAGATTAGACGCGAGGATTAGAACACTGTTGACGTTTCCCAGTGCGTACTGTGTCCCTCGGAAACCGCGATCTGGGTTACTGGTATAGAGGTGTAGCTCAATTGGATAGAGCGCTGGGCTTTGGACCCGGAGGTTGAAGGTTCAAATCCTTCCACCTCTGCTATGGTGTCTGTGGTGTATAGGTTTGCACACCAGACTGTGAATCTGGAGGAGTGGGTTCAATTCCCACCAGTCACCCTTGGAGGGTAGAATGTTTCTACTAACATTGATTTGTGGATACTTAGCCATTGCTTCCGGGATCATCGCAATCATCCTGTACATCATTGGTTTCATCTTCTCAGTTATTGCTACTATCTTGGAGATCAAGCATGATCGAGTTCGACGACAAACCAAATGACCTGATCACCAAGATCAAGTATGCCTACTGGAGTGTCTGGCCAGAGTGCCTCCGTCCGATGACCATGTGGTACAACTTCAAGTGTTGGGCTTGGCATCGTTATTCAACAGTGCGTTCGCCCCATTTACCAAATACCTGGTGTGACCGTCGTGAACTTCTGCTGTACACGTCCTTCCAAATTCTGACAGACTTCATCGACGATGAGTGCTCACCTGGTTACGTCGACTGGTATCATGAGGGTGGTCATCAGGTTGAAGTCAACGGCGTGATGGAAAACGTCATGGATGAGATGAAGGAACTCTACTACTGGTGGAACACTCTCTACCTGAAAGAGTATCCAGCGAAGATGGACGCCCTCTGGGAGGCTGCCGAACCTCACACCCCTGT